GAAATGCGTTCCCGGAAGGGTTTGTGATCCTAGAGGCGGGCATCCGCCTGTCCTCCAAAGAGCAGCTAGACAGGCTGGAGGACAAGCTGGATCGGCTGCTGGAAGCCAAGGACGCACAGTGACCTGCCATTTCTGCGAGCGCGCACGAGAGCGGATGCACGCACTGATTACCGAGAGGCTGAGGCGCAGGCGTGTACGACAGGAACAGCAGGCAGGCGGATCGGGCGCTCAACACGGGCAGCAAGGCGTGGAGGCAGATACGCCAGCAGGTCCTAGTGCGGGACGGCTACCAGTGCCAAGCGTGCAAGAGGCTGGTGACGGGGAGGGAAGCGCACGTTGACCACATCCGCTCGGACGCGCATCTTCCGGAGAGTAATCAGCTAGATCGGCTACAACTTTTATGTATCCGATGCCACGGGGCCAAGACCCGCACTGAGATGGACGGGAGGGAGTGGAATGGGCGAGCAGGACCACAGCGCATCGGCCTTGATGGCTGGCCTGTCGAGGATTGAGGCGAAGTTGGACACCCTTCTCGATGCGCTGGCCGACGAGGGCGCTGAGGAGGGCGGAGAAGCCGTCCGCGTGGTGACGATTGACGGGCAGGTCTTCGAGGTTCCGGCGGCCCCTGAGGGCGATCCGGGGCTGCTGTAGGGCGAAACGGGTCAAATGTTAAATCTCACTTTCACGCGAGAGGCAGCCCCGGCAACCTGAACGCGAACCTGAACAGAATGTTAAGTCTCGCCTTCACGCGCGAAGCTGAACGTGAACCTGAACGAGAAACTGAACGGGAAGGGGGGGGTGGGTCGGAACTTGGCCCGTTCAGGTTCGGTAGCACGCCGCCCAAGCCTTCTGTTCTCAACCCGTAACAATTTTGAAACTTCGGAGTACAGGAAATGGCGAAGCAGTCGAGCGCCAGCCTGTCGGTTGTGCCTGTTCAGCCGATTGGCCGGCTAGAGGTTCCGGCCGGCCTGACGGGCGCGGACGCGGAGTTCTTCCGCCAGGTGGTGGATTCCAAGCCGGCGGATTGGTTCGGAGAGGATACGGCCCCGCTGCTGGTGGAGTACGTGCGGGCCAAGCGGACGTGTGACGCGCTTGACCTCCAGGTCGAGGCGGCATTGGCTGGCGGTGAGGTGCAGGACATCAAGGCTGCGATGCAGCTGCGGGACATGGAGTCGCGGCGCCTTCTGTCGATTGGGACGAAGCTGCGGCTGACGCAGCAGAGCCGGTACACGCCGAAAGCGGCGGCCACGGCGAGCAAGGGCACGGGTGGGGCCAAGCCTTGGGCCGTGAAGTAAGCCGAGGCGAACGCAACGCCAACTGGATTGAGGCTCACTGTCGCGTCCCCGAGGGCGCGCTTGTGGGTCAGCCAGTCGAGCTGCGGGACTGGCAGCGGGACATCATCCGGGGGATCTACGACACCCCGACGCGCCGGGCGATCATCTCGTTCGGCCGCAAGAACGGCAAGACGGCGCTGTCGGCATTTCTCCTGCTGCTGCACCTTGTCGGTCCGGAGGCCAAGGCGAACAGTCAGCTGTTCAGCGCGGCGCAGTCCCGGGAGCAGGCGGCGATCCTGTTTACCTTGGCGGCCAAGGTGGTCCGGATGTCGCCGGACCTGTCGCAGTACGTCGTAGTCCGCGACACGGCCAAGCAGCTCGCTTGTCCGGAGCTGGGCACCCTGTACCGGGCGCTATCGGCTGAGGCTTCGACGGCCTACGGGTTGTCTCCCGTGTTCGTGGTGCACGACGAACTGGGGCAGGTAAGGGGTCCGCGCTCGGAGCTGTACGACGCGCTCGAAACGGCGTCGGCGGCGCAGGAGTCGCCGCTGTCGATTGTCATCTCGACGCAATCTCCGACTGACGCTGACCTGCTGTCGCTGCTGATCGAGGATGCGCGCACCAAGGCCGACCCGGAAATCAAGCTGTGGCTGTACACGGCGGACGAGTCGCTAGACCCGTTCTCCGACGAAGCGATCCGGCAGGCCAACCCGGCATTCGGGGACTTCCAGAATCCAAAGGAGGTCAGGAAGCAGGCCGAGACAGCGCGCCGGATGCCAAGCGCGGAGAACGGATACCGCAACCTGATCCTGAACCAGCGCGTCAACCTGACCAATCCGTTTGTCAGTCGTGGCGTGTGGGAGGCCAACTCGGCCGCCCCGGACATGGGCGCTTTCGACAGCGACGTGTTCGTCGGCCTTGACCTCTCGTCCCAGCACGATCTAACGGCTGTGGTGGCGGTGGTGAAGCGCGACGGGAAGTGGCACGTCCTGCCGACGTTCTTTGCGCCGCAGGAAGGGCTGGCTGAGCGTGTACACCGGGACCGTGTTCCATACGACCTGTGGGCCGAGCAGGGCTTCATCCAGCTGACGCCCGGCAAGACGGTTGATTACGATTACGTTGCGCAGTGGCTCGTTGACTTCTGCGAGGACCACGGCGTCGTGTCCGTCCGGTTCGACCGCTGGCGCATCGACGTGTTCAAGGCGTCGCTCGCCCGGATCGGGGTTGAGCTGCCGCTGGAGCCGTTCGGCCAGGGCTTCAAAGACATGACTCCCGCGCTCGATTGCGTGGAGCGCGAGCTTGTCGAGGGAAACATCTGCCACGGCGGGCAGCCGGTTCTGACCATGTGCGCCGCAAATGCTGTCGCTGTGCGAGACCCGGCGGGTAACCGGAAGCTGGACAAGAGCAAGGCCACCGGCCGTATCGACGGGATGGTGGCTCTAGCCATGGCGATGGGTGCAGCAAGTTCTGCCGCTGAGGTGAACACAGACCTTAGCGACTTCTTCTCTAACCCGGTGACCGGATGAAAATGACCGCAGAGAAGCCGGGCAAGATTCGCGCGGCCATTCTGACTTGGCTAGGCTTCACGCCAGACTACATGGGGCGCGTGGCTGCCTCTGACGAGACGGCGGGCGAGGCGATGAGCGCCGATGCCATGCTGAAGCTGTCGGCGGCCTGGGCCTGCGTCCGGCTGATCTCGGAGACGATTGCCACCCTTCCGCTGTCGATGTACGAGCGCACCAGCGCGGGCAAGCGGATCGCGTCGCAGCACCCGATTCACTTCATCATCCACGACCAGCCCAACCCTGACGCAACCGCATCGGTTTTCTGGGAGGCGGCCGTAGCGGCGATGTTGCTGCGCGGAGCCGCCCGGGCCGAGCGGCTGGAGACTGGCGGCCGTCTGGTGGGCCTGCGCTTCCTGCATCCAGACCGAATCGCGCCGATGACGCGCTATTCGGACGGCCGGAGGGGTTGGAATTACAAGCAAGACGACGGTTCGATCCGCTTCATCCCGGCCAGCAAGGTCTGGACGCTTCCAGGCTTCTCGCTGGACGGCGTAAACGGCGTCTCGGTGGTCAATTACAGCGCGAACGTGATGGGCGCGGCCCGCGCGGCCGAGCGTGTCGCCAATCGGACGTTTGTGAAGGGGTTGCATCCGACCACGGCGTGGCTGTTTCCGTCTCAGCTGAAGCCAGACCAGCGCGAGGACGCGCGCAAGGCGATGGCCCGCCTGTCGGGCAGCATCAATGACGGACTCCCGGCGATCCTCGAAGCGGGGATGGACGTTAAGACCATCGGCATTGACCCTGCCGACGCACAGCTTCTGGAGTCGCGCGCGTTTAGCGTCGAGGAAATCTGCCGCTGGTTCCGCGTGCCGCCCTTCATGGTCGGGCACAGCGAGAAATCGACCAGCTGGGGAACCGGCATCGAGCAGCAGATGATCGGGTTCCTGACGTTCACGCTCGGGCCGTGGCTGCGCCGCATCGAGCAGGGGATTTCCAAGGATCTGATCCGCCCTGGCGACCGCCAGCGGTTCTATCCCAAGTTCAACGTCGAGGGCTTGCTGCGCGCGGACAGCGCCGGACGTGCCGCCTTCTATACGGCGATGGTGAATAACGGTGTTCTGACTCGCGACGAGATCCGCGAGCTGGAGGACCGCGAACCAATGGGCGGCAATGCCGCCGTCCTGACGGTGCAGTCCGCCATGACCACGCTCGACAGCGTCGGGGCGGTTGGAGACGCGGAGCAGGTGAGAGCGTCATTCCGGGCGTTCCTAGGCGTGTCAGACGAGATGCCCGAGCAGGGCTAAGGAGAAGCAATGTCGATCAAGATCCTGCCGGGTGCGCCGGAGGGGCGAGTGTGCGCGGGTGTTTCCTCTCCGTTGCAGCCTCGCGCGTTTGACCGCTGGAACCCCGGCATCCAAGCCGAAGCGGCCAGCGACGAGCGTTCGATCAGCGTCTATGACGTGATCGGGCAGGACTTCTGGGCCGGCGAGGGCGTGACCGCCAAGCGCGTTGCGGCGGCGCTGCGAAACATGGGCGCAGGCCCGGTAACGGTAAACGTCAACAGCCCCGGCGGCGACATGTTCGAGGGGCTGGCGATCTACAACCTGCTCCGCGAACACCCCGGCGAGGTGACGGTCAAGGTGCTTGGCCTCGCGGCCTCCGCCGCGTCGGTCATCGCGATGGCTGGCGACACGATCCAGATTGCCCGTGCCGGCTTCCTGATGATCCACAACGCCTGGGTCATGGCGATGGGCAACAAGAACGATCTGCGCGAGTACGCGGACACGCTGGAGCCTTTCGACCGAGCCATGGCCGACATCTACGCGGCCCGGACTGGGGAGTCGTCCGAGGCGATGGCGAAGCTGATGGACGCCGAGTCGTGGATTGGCGGCTCGGATGCCATCGAGCAGGGCTTCGCGGACGAGCTTCTGGCCTCCGACCAGATCAAGACGGGCGACAAGCCCAAGGCGGCGGCGGTTCGGCGTGTGGAGGCTGCGCTGCGCGCGTCCGGCCTGCCGAAATCCGAGGCCATGCGCCTGATTAGTGAACTGAAGTCCAGCGCGGGCGATCCCGCTGGCGGCGGTGAGTGCGATGCCACCGAACGAGTCCGCGAACCGGTCTCCCTGAGCGAAACAGCCGCGCTCGCGGCATCCCTTGCCAACATCCTGAGGTAACAAGCAATGTCCGATGACATCAAGGCGATCAACGCCTCCATTCAGGCCGTCAGCGACCAGCTGAAGGCGCACGCCGAAAAGACCGCTGGCGATTCCAAGCTGACCGCCGACGTTAAGGCGAAGGTCGATGAGCTGCTGATCCAGCAGTCCTCGCTCCAGGCCAACCTTCAGGCTGCGGAGCAGAAGCTGGCGAGCATCGAGGCCAACGGCGCTGGCGGCGACGTGCAGCACGAGAGCTTCGGCCGCCAGTTCGTCAACAGCGAGTCGTACAACAGCTTCCGTGCGCAGACCACCCCGCGCGGCCGCGTTGATATGACCTTCAACGCCGCGATTACCAGCGTCACGACCGACACCGACGGTGCGGCCGGCGATCTGGTGACCTCGACCCGCCTGCCGGGCATCATCGCGCCGCCCCAGCGCCGCCTTACCGTGCGCGACCTGCTGTCGCAGGGCCGCATGGATGGCAACACGCTGGAGTACGTGAAGGAAACCGGCTTCACCAACAGCGCCGCGCCGGTCGCGGAAGGCGCCAAGAAGCCCGAGTCCAGCCTGAAGTTCGACATGGTAAGCACGACCGCCAAGGTCATCGCGCACTACGTCAAGGCTTCGCGCCAGATCCTGGACGACGCCTCGCAGCTCGCGAGCTACATCGACAGCCGCCTGCGCTACGGCCTGGCGTACGTCGAGGAGCAGCAGCTGCTGAACGGCAACGGCACGGGCCAGAACCTGCTTGGCATCATTCCGCAGGCGACCGCCTACTCGGCCCCGTTCGCCATCTCGGGCGGCACCAACATCGACACCCTGCGTCTGGCGATGCTCCAGGCTCAGCTCGCCGAGTACCCGGCTTCGGGCATCGTCCTGAACCCGATTGACTGGACCCGCATCGAGCTGGCCAAGGACACGCTGGGCCGTTACATCATCGGCAACCCGCAGGGCAACATCGGCCCCACGCTGTGGGGTCTCCCGGTGGTGGCGACCCAGGCTCTCGCGTCCGACAAGTTCCTGGTCGGTGCGTTCCAGCTTGGCGCCCAGGTGTTCGACCGCTGGCAGGCGCGCGTCGAGATCGCCACCGAGAACGAGGACGACTTTGTGAAGAACATGGTCACGATCCTGGCCGAGGAGCGGCTGGCGCTGGCGGTGTATCGCCCGCAGGCGTTCGTGTACGGCGATCTCGGCAACGTCACCGATCCGGGCTAAGCAACACGAGGGGCGGCTTCGGTCGCCCCTCTCTTTTGGAGAACAGCATGAAGATTCGATTCGTGAAGGGCGACCCGCGCGAGGGAATGGAAGTGGAGTTTGATTCCAGCCGAGGGCAGGAGCTGATTGACGACGGTAGCGCCGTGGAAGTGAAGGCGGCGGCTACCGATGACGAGGAAAAGGTCGAGGACAAGCGGCCCGCGCAGAAGAGGAAGGGTAAGTAATGCTTGTGGCGCTTGCGGTTCTCGGCGATGAGCCTGTCTCTCTGGAGGAGGTTAAAGCGCACCTGCGCGTGGTCCACTCCAGTGACGATGCGCTGATTGCTGCGCAGATCCGGAGCGCGCGAGAGGTTGTAGAGGCGAACACCGGGCTGTCTATGGTGGAAGCCGAGTACCTGTGGGCGACATCGCAAGACGGGCCGAACCTCCGGTTCCCGATCTGGCCCGTGTCGTCTGTCGAGGCCATCTCCGCGACCGATCCATCCGGACAGCCGGTCACCGTCACCGAGTACACGCTCGATGCCGATCTCGGGCGCGTCGGCGTATCGCGCGACGTGGCATGGCGGGTTACGTCAGTCCGGTTCACGACCGGGGCCGTTTCCCCGCCTGAGTCGTTGAAGTCCGCGATCAAGTTCCGGGTCCAAGCGGAATACGAGGCCGACACCGACTCCGCCGAGCAGTTGCGGGCGGCCGCCAATCAACTGGAGTGGGCCAACCGCGTGAACATCGGGATCTGACGTGAAAGCACAGGCGCTGCGCCACCGGATCTCGATCCGCCGATTCTCCGAAGTGGTGGATCCGGTGACGGGATACCGCGAGGAGGTGTGGGTGGATTACCTGACCAATGTCCCGGCCGAGTTCCTGCCAGGCCCTGGTCGTGAGTACCTGGCGGCAGAGTCAGTGCGCTCCGAGGTGCAGGGGCGCTTCAACATTCGATGGTCGCAAGAGGCGGCCTCGATCCAGTCGCGTGATCGCGTCGTGTGGGACGGCAGGGAGTGGGAACTGAAGTCCGACCCGTTGCCCGACGCAACCGCGCGTCGAGAGTTGATCTTGATGGTGGGCACACTCAATGGCTGATAACGCATTCCACATCGAAGGGCTGGACGGGGTGCTTGAAGCCTTGCAGGCGCTGCCCAAGGAGGTGAGCCAGAAGAACGGCGGTCCTGTCCGGCGCGTGCTGCGAAAGGCCGCCAACCTGATCCGGGATGAGGCCAAGAAGAACGTGGGCAGGATCGTTTCCGTGCCCAACGTAGGCGGCGGAGATTTCTCGACGGGCCTCATGGAGAAGTCCATCTCTGTGGTCCGTGGCCGCCCGCATCGAGCCTTGAATGGCGAGCGGATGATGGTGCTGATCCCGAAGCGCCGACGGTACCCCGTGTCGCAGCGCACCCCGACCGGCGTGTCTGTGGCGACTGTTGGCCGGATGCTGGAGTACGGCACCGAGAAGCGCCAGCCGATGCCGTGGATGCGGCCTGCGTTCCACGCAAAGAAGATGGAGGCGGTTCAGTTGGTCGTGCGCGAACTGCCGCGTGACATTGCGCGCCTCGCTGCAAAGCTGTCACGACAAAAGGGCGGCAAGTGATGCTCGCGGTCTATCCAGTCCTGAACGTTCCGGCCGTGGCGGCCATCGTTGGCACGCGCATCTATCAGGACATCGCCCGGCCCGATGCGGTCGCCCCATACGTCGTCTGGTCGCGGCTGGCCGTCGTGCCGGAGAACAACCTGAGCAACCCTCCGCCCGGCGACCGCGAATCCATTTCGGTTGACGTGTTCGCCAAGACCGAGGCGCAGCGTGACGCGCTGACGGTAGCAGTCCGCAATGCACTCGAAGCGCGCGGGCACGTTCTGACCATCCAGAGCTTGGGGCAGGACGTGGATACGCAGAACTGGCGAATGACTCTCGACGCGGACATTCACAGCACGCGCTGACCTGATCCAAACGTTGCACCCCGACACCCCGCCCATCGGCGGGTTTTTTATGCCCGATCCGAGAGGAAATGAGAATGGCTGACTTTGTGCGCTCCCAAGGCACGGAAATCTTCATCCTGCCCGACCCCGCCGACACCACCGCAATGAAGATGTCGTGCCCGACCGCCGTCACCAAGAGCGGTGGCGCACGCACGATGACCGAGATGCTGTGCCTTGATGCTGACGACCCGGAGTTCATCGCCGGATCGCGTAGCTCGACCACCTGGAGCATCCCGTTCGCGCTGGTGCCGACCGACAACACGCATCAGGAACTGTTCGAGCTGGAGTCGCTGGGCGAGGCCGTCCCGTTCCTGATCGCGCTGTCTGACGGCACCGCCGCCCCGACCGTGACCACGGGCGCGCTGGTCCCGCCCGCGTCGCGCACCTCCTTCCGGTTCGATGGAATCGTGATGGAGATCGGCATTGACATCGCGACGAACGACGTTGTGCGCGGAACCCTGACTGTCCAGCAGTCCGGCCCGCTGTTCCGTACCTGGAAGTCCTAAGCACCTTCGCCCGGCGGCAGGCGGCGTTCGCTCGCCTGCGTCCCGCCTGTCTGCCGGGCACCTGACAAGAGGCGAGCATGAGCTATAACCGATTTCTGACGAGTGACGAAGTAATCACGCTGAAGGCCAAGTTCGGCGACGGGACCGAAGCCGACACCCACTGGAAGAAGTGCGCGCACGTGGACTTCGAGCGGTGGCGCGCGGCCGAGCATTCCGGCGATGCGGGGAAGGTCGAGCGATCAAAGCAGCAGTTCATCGCCGCGTGCCTTGTTGAGCCGGACGGCACCCGCGCGCTCAGCGACAAAGACAGCATCAAGCTGACCGCCGAGGGCGTGTCGGTCCTGTTCCCCCTCGCGCTGGAAGCGTCCGGGATCGTGAAGCGCCCGGACCCAAAAGCCGATTCTCCCGATGGGGCCGGGAGTACATCGAGCGATACCTAGCCCTACACCTTGGCCGCACGGTCGAGGAGCTTCGGCAGAGCATGTCTGCGGACGAGTTCGCCTCGTGGGTCGAGTTCTTCGCCCTGTACCCCTTCGACGACTACCACCGCCACCACCGGCCAGCCGCGTTGGTCTCGGCCAGCTTCGCGGGCGGGAGCGATGCCATCGCCGAGCGGCTGGAGTTTCTGCAACCCGACCCCGCGCTCGCGGACATGTCGGACGTTGATCGTTCCATTCTTAACGCAGTAGGGAGCTAGAAATGGCGCTTGGTTCAATTGTCATTGACCTGCTCCTGAAAACCGGCGCGTTCAACAACGACGCGAAGCTTGCCGAGCGCCGTCTGGACGAGCTGGGCAAGACGGCCAAGCGCGCTGGTGCTGTGATCGGCGTAGCCCTCGCTGGCGCTGTGACTGCCGCTGCCGCATCCATCAAGTCAGCCATTGACCGCATGGATGACATGAGCAAGGCGGCGCAGCGGGCGCAGCTGCCAACTGAGCAGTTCTCCCAGCTGTCCTATGCCGCCAGCTTGGCGGACGTGTCCACGCAGGATCTTACGACGAGCTTCGGGCGGCTGGCCCGCGCCCAGGCCGATGCGGCTCGTGGGTCGAAGGAACAGGAGGGGGCATTCGCGCGGCTCGGGATTGAGTTCAAGAATGCGGACGGGACTCTGCGAAACTCACGTGATGTGTTCTTGGACTTCGCGGACGTGTATCGCAAGTTCAAGGGGTCGCCAGAGGTGCTGGCGACCGGCATGCAAATCTTTGGTCGCAGCTTCCAGAACCTGATCCCGCTGCTGAAGGACGGGCGCGAGGGTTTGCAAGCGGCCTCGGACGAGGCCGACCGACTCGGCGTGACCCTCTCCACCGAAGCGGGCCAGAAGGCGGAGGAGTTCAACGACAACCTGACCCGCCTGTCCGCTTCGGTGCAGGGGCTGTGGCAGGGCGTGGCGTCGGATTTACTGCCCCGATTGAACGAGCTTGCGCTGAGGCTCAACTCCCAGGACTTCCGCGACGGCTTCGGCTCCATCATCAACGGCGCGGTTACCGCTGCGAAGGTGCTAGCCGACCTCGCGGTTACGACCGCCAATGTAATGAAGTTCCTTGGCGAGGAAGTGGCCGCAAGGGTCGGCGGGGTGGCTGCCGATGACCTCGTTCGGCAGGAGCAGGCCATCGAGCGGATGCGCCGCAGGCTCGCCGAGTTCGACCAGTCGCTAGGTTCGCGCGGCGGTCCGATGGAGGGGTACGACCCGACGACTGGCGCGGGCGCGAGGGCACGCAACCCAACGATTGACAAGTACCGTCAAGAGTTGAAGGAGATGGAGGCGGCTCTAGAGCGCAACCGGGCCATGGTGGCCTCGCTCAACAGCATGCCCAAGGCCCCGAAGTTCGACCCGTCAGCGTCCGGTGTTTTGGATGCGGGGACCGGCGCCTTGCGAATTCAGTCGCCTTCAGCCTCCAAGCCAAAGGCGCCCAAGAAGTCGGAAGAGGATGCTGAAGCGGAGCGTTTGGCCTCTGCTTACGAGTCGCTGAACGAGGCCCTGCAACGCTCGATCCTCCTTCACGGCGAAACGTCGAACGCCGCACGCGTGAACTACGAGATCCAGCACGGCGGCCTGAAGGCGCTGAGTCCGGAGCTAGAGAAGGTCGCGCGCGAGCAGGCCGCATGGCTGGATCAGTTGGAGGACATGGCCGCGCTGGAGGGTGTGTGGGATGCCGCCGCCCAGGAGCAGACCGCCCGAATGATCGAAAGCTGGTCCGAAGCGACTGATGAGATTTCAGTGTTCGCCGATCAGGCCGCCCGCAACGCGCAAACCGCGTTCGCTGACTTCCTGTTTGACCCGTTCGAGGATGGCGTCAGCGGGATGGTCAAGGGGTTCTCCGAAGCGATTCGGCGGATGCTGGCCGAGGCTGCCGCCGCAAAGCTGTTCGAGATGCTTGGCGCGGCGATGTCCGGCTACACCGGCACGGGTTCGTCCTTCATCAATGGGGTCGGCGGAGCGCTATCCGGCAAGCGCGCCACGGGCGGGCCGGTATACCCCGGCGGCACGTTCCTTGTGGGCGAGAACGGCCCGGAGCTTCTGCACATGGGCGGCAATACGGGGGCCATCACCCCGAACAACCGCATCCCGTCGCTGGGCGGGGGCGGTGGCCCGGTGAAGGTCGAGGTCGTCAACAACGGCGCGCCAGTGAGTGCGCAGGCCAGCACCCAGAAGATGCCGGACGGGTCGCAGCTGATCCGTCTCGTGCTTAACGCGGTCGGCGAAAGCTTCGCGTCCGGCTCTGGCGCGCCTTACGTGGCGGTGAAGCGCCGATTCGGATTGAGGGAGGTGGTCTGATGGCGGCGTTCCCGAGCTACGTGTGCATCGAGCAGGGGGGGTGGGCCGAGAAGCCCCAGCCGTCCGTACTGCGGACCGAAATGGAGAAGGGGCCGGCAATGCAGCGCCGCCTCAACTCTCGCACCCTGTTCAACGTCACGGCGGCGCTGGTGTTCCGCTCGGTGTCAGACGCTACGGCCTTTGAGAACTGGTACCTAAACGACATCGACATCGTGGATTGGTTCGACATGACCCACCCGCGAACTGGCGCTGCAATCAAGGCGCGGTTCGTCGGCGGAGACATCGGCGAACTGGTGCCGCGCGGCAGGGGGTTTGACGTGACGAGCCGGACCGTGCAGCTCGAATACTTCCGCTAACCCAACTCAAACCTAGCTCAACCAAAGCCGCCTTCTGGGCGGCTTTTTCTTTGCCCGGAGTCTTGATGACCTTCACCGAGAAGCTACAGCGCATCACCGACACGGCCGGGATTCTGGTCATGTTGGAGATGACCGCGCCGTCGCTGGGCGCAGCGCTGCGCCTGGTCAACGACAACCGGGATTGGGTGAGCAACGGGCAGACCTACGTCGGCTTTCCGTTCCGGTTCAAGTTGCCGGATGACATTCCGGGGCAAGTCTCTGCGGCGCAGCTGGAGATCGACAACGTAGGCCGCGAGATGACGGCTGATCTCGAAGCGTTGCTGCCCAACGAGATCATGACCGCGACGATCCGGATTGCGGACAAGGACGCGCCGGACGCGATCTTCGAGACGATCCCTCTGCCCGTCACGCGCGTGAGCGTGAATCCGGCGGTGGTCACGGCCGACTGCGGCGTCGATTACATCATGCGGCAGGCGTCGGTGCAGCTGCGCGGCAATCCGCACACCCTGCCGGGGATCTTCTGATGCACCCGGCTGAGGCCTTCGTCGGCATCCCCTACGACGAGCAGGAATTCGACTGCGCCGATTTCGTGGCCCACGTGCGCCGCGAAATGTTCGGCCATGAGGTGCGGCTTCCCAACGGACGGCCTCGTGGCGAAGCGGGCCAGGCCGCCCTTGGCGAAGCGTCCAAGGCATACGCCACAAGAACCGAAGCCCCGAAGGACGGCGACCTGGTGCTGATGAAGCGCCGCGCAGGCGTCGGGCACGTCGGCCTGTACTTCCACATCGCTGGCGAGGCGTGGGTGCTGCACAGCAACGAAACGAACGGCATGTCGGTTCTGCACCGCGTCCGCGAGCTGTCCACGTGGGGCGCGATCATCGAAGGGACTTACGCATGGGCCTGATGGCCGATCCGACCAGTGGCGCGCAGCTTGTCCTGACGCCGCACCCGATCACGTGCGAGGGGCAGCAGAACTTCGCCGCGCCGCTTGTCAAGGGCGAGACGCTGGGGCAGTTCCTGCGGCGCGAGGTGCCGGACTGGACGGGCGATGCGTGGGAGGTCTGCATCAACGGCGTCGTGGTGCCCCACGAGGTAATGGAGCGCGTGCGGCCGAAGGAAACCGCGCTGATCGAAGTGCGCGGCATAGTCAAGAAGCAGGCGCTGTACATCGTCGCGATGGCGGCGCTGACCTATTTCACGTTCGGCGTAGGCACGGCGGCGGCGGGCGGCTGGGCAGGCGTTAGCGCTGCGGTAGGCGGCGGGATTGGCGGCGCGATGGCGGCGGCGGCGGTGTACGTCGGCGGCAGCATGTTGATCAACAAGACGCTTGGCCCCAAGCCGCCGAGCGCCGTCAGCTCGCAAGCCGCCGATCCGGTGTTCTCGATCAACTCGGCCCGCAACGCGCCGCGCCCGTACGAGTCCCTGCCGATCCTGTTCGGCTCGACCCGAATCACGCCCGATGTCGCGTCGATGCCCTATGCCTGGTACGAGGGCAGCAACCAGATCATGGGCATGGTGCTGACGCCTGGGCTAAACGTCCACAGCATCGAGACCATCTACAACGGCGACGCGCCGCTGTCGTCCTTTGAGGGCGTCGAAACCTTCCTCAGCGGTTTTCCGGGCCACCCCGAACAGGTCATCCCGCTTTACAGCAACGCCGACAGCCTCGCGGGCGGCGAGCTTGAAACGGGCGTCTGGGTCCAGCGCACCAGCTCGGCCGATGCCGTCAAGTTGCAGATCGATCTTGAGGGATTGCTCTACGACGTAGACAGCAAGGGCAAGTTCAACAAAAACGATGTCACGTTCCAGATCCAGTACCGCAAGGTCGGAACTGAAGGCTGGACGACGGCCGCTCCGCTGAACATCAGTAATCGCGACTCCAACACCGTGCGCCGCACGGTGACGCTGAATGTCGAGCGCGGGCAGTACGACGTGCGCGTCCAGATGGGGCAGTCCTACTGGCACGACGGCACGCCTCACGACGAATGCCGTTTCACGTGGACCACGCTAAAGACCATCCAGCCGGACGAGGCCGACTACACCGGCATCTCGCGTATCGGCATCCGCATCAAGGCCACGGGGCAGCTCAACGGCGCGCTGGACGAAGTGCGGATGGTCGCGCACTCGGCACCGATCCCGGTGTGGAACGGCACGGCGTGGGTGACCCAGCACACCAGCAATCCGGGCGCGCAGCTGCTCGCCTACGCGCGCGGCATTCGTGACGCGAATGGGCGGCTGATCGCAGGCATTGGCCTGTCTGACTCCAAGATCGACATCCCGGCCCTCCAAGCCTTCATGGTGCACTGCGCCGAGAACGGCTACGCCTACAACGCCTACATCAAGGACGACCGTAACCGTCAGGAGATGGTGGAAGCCATCGCGCTGGCCGGTTTGGGCCAGACGAGCTGGGCCAGCGGCAAGTTCTCCGTCGTGTGGGCAAGCTCCAGCCAGCCGCTTACCGGCGTCGTGAACATGGCGACGATGAAGCGCGGCAGCTTCCAGGTCGATTACACGCTCGCCAATGGCGCCGATGGTGTCGAGTACACCTACGTCGATCCGGTCACGTGGACCCCCGTCACCCTGCGCGTCCCTGCGCCGGGCGTCACCACGATGCAGAACCCCGCCCGGATCACGGGCGAGGGCGTGACCAATGAGGCCCACGCCGCGCGACTCGCGCGCTACCACCTCGCGCAGCATCTGTTCCAGTCCAAGGACATCACCTACGGCGCCTCGCTGGAGCATCTGACCTACCGGCGCATGTCGGTTCTGGCGCTATCGCACGACATGACCCAATGGGGCTATGGCGGGCGGCTTGTGGGCGCCAGCCGGGCAGGCGGCGTGGTCACCGTGCAGCTGGGGGAGGCGGTGCCGTTCCTCGCAAGCCGCTACGTCGGACTTCGGGTGCCCGGCGAACTCGGCTACCGGGTGTTCCCTGTGGCGTCCTTCACGGGCGAGTCGGACACGCTGACCCTCGTTGGCGAGTGGCCGGAGGACGTGCCGTTCCCCGGCGACTCGGACGACAACCCGGCGCACGACACGCTCTGGATCTACGACATCAAGGCCACGCCCGGATACCGCGTGCGCGTGGTGCAGGTCGATCCGGAATCCGACATGGAGGGGGCGCGGGTAACCGTTGTGCCGGAAGGCCCGGAATTCTGGACCTACGTCCACACGGGGCAGTACATCCCGCCGGCCAATCAGAGCCTGCTACAGGGTCGCCCGGTCGCGTCGGACCTGATCGTCACGGAACAGCGGGTCGTGCAGGGCGACACCGTTTTCACCGAGTTGGGCGTCGCGTTCACCGTCACCGGCAAGATGGACTATGCCGTCGTCACTCTGTCCGAGTGGCTGGGGGACAGTTGGAGCGAGCCGGAGCAGGTCGCCGAGACGCGCACCACGGCGGCCCGCTTCCGCATCCCGCGCGCAGGCGCCTACACCATCACCGTTCGCCCGTATGGCGAGGATGGCGTGGTGGGCGTCGCGGCAAGTGCGCAGTACGGCACCACTGGCGTTGAAATCCCGCCTCCCGCCTTCGACCTGTTCAACGTGCTGGCCGTCCCGGGTGGGCTTCGCAAGTACAGCTGGGCATATCTGTCCGACACGATCCAGGCGCCCGACTTCGCCGGCGCGGAAATCCGGTACATCGCGGGCACGGTCGCCTCGCCTGACTGGGACACGATGACCCCGGTTGGCGACGAGGGCTATCACCCGGCGGCCTTTGAATCGACGGTTCCGCCCGCTGGTACGTGGACGTTCGCCGCCCGTGCCCGGAACACCTCGGGCCAGTTGTCCGCCATGACGGTCATCACCCGCACGCTGTCGGACAACCTTGGCGAGGTCATCGAAGGAATCGGCGACCAGCTGGACGAGGCCGAGCAGGCGCAGATTGCGATTCAAGCAGCCATCGACGCCGAGGAAGCAGCGCGCATTGCCGCCATCCTTGATGCCACCATCGCTGCCGGCGCAGATGCCACGGCCAAGGCGAATGCGGCGTTGGCTTCGGCGATGGCTGCCGTAGATGCGCTCGCCTCTGAGGTGGCCGAGATCGCAGGCGCACCGGACTGGGAGCCGACTGTCGCCTATGCGGCTGGTTTCCTGGTGAAGTACAGCGGCGCGCTCTACCGCGCGCGGGTGGCGACTACGGGCCACCAGCCGAACACCAGCCCGACGCAGTGGGAGAAGATCGGCGATTACGCCTCGCTGGGCCAGGCGGTGGCTGCTGCACTGGCGCAGTCGTCGCAGAACGCTTCGGACATCGAGGCCGAGGTCACGCGCATCAATGCGCTGTACGCGCGGATGCCCACCGGTAGTGGCAGCCTTGCGACCGAG